ACGTTCAAAAGCAATTAAAATTTGCCATTCCTGTTTGTCATCGAATCTATCTATGATCTGATCATTCTGATTTTCTCCACTAACGCACTTCAGAATAAAACGCTTGCCATACTCTTGCGAAGGCGCACTCTTAAAATCTACGGATTGTGAGGATTCCATATACCCCAGACCACGCAGTCTTGCCACTATTCCGGCTTTAACTGTTTCGTAATTCGCCACTAAGCACCTCGATATATTGGCTTGAGTTCCGTTACTTCCTGGGGAAGAAGAACGCATTTACAATTCTGGCCGCATACCGTAGCCCCGGAACGCGGCAATCCCTCTTCTTCCCATTCTGTCCAGTCTTTAATTTGATTATGCCTATCCAGACAATCAGGGCAAGTATTTACCAATACTGCTACCCATCTGTATTTCTGGGATATCCCCATTTCGGCCAAGGCCCCGATATCCCGGAAGCGGCTTGTAGAACCGAAAAATGTAGGCTTAAGAGCATTTAAAAATTCACCAAATATTCTTCCACTTTCTCTCAAATCATTTAATAAATCTGCTCTGATTGTCTCTAAAGAAGTCCCCTGAGCCTGGCGCATTTGTATGTATTCTTCCAGAACCAAGACGGACCTTGCCACTTTAGTAGTAAGAACAATATCCAGCGTAGCAAGTTCCCGCGCAATGCCTTCTTTAGTCAACTCATTTTCTCCCGCCACTCGTCAACTCCTTTATTCTATTCTGCATATATTTAATAGCGCCGGTATAGGCATCTCTGGAAATACCGAAGAAACGATACTGCTTTATTCCCCGTTTTGTTTTGATGCCATGCTGGAGATGCCCTCCTATTTCCTTCCTTTCGCTTTCTATGCTGATAATCACTTTATTCTTGCCGGAAGTTTTATAGAAGAAATCACGCCTTAGTTTCCCTGTTTCTATCAAAGGTTTCGAGAATCCCTTTCGCTTTACAGTAGCCGGCTCATTCTCCGGAAGAGAACCTCCGTCGATAGCCATACTCATGTCGATACCTCTAATCATATCCGGGATTATTATATTCTTCGCGATATGCTCCAAATCTTTTTGCAAAGCTATATCGGGAAAATTAATCTTGTTTATTACTTTAGCCTGTAGCATTTAAGTCAGGGTCTTTAGAATCGTCAATTTTTATAGTCTTGTCTTGCTCTAATTTCTTTTTAATTATTCTGCCGAAATCAAAACCTAATTCAATTGCCTCATCTGCATACTCGTCAAGAAAAATTCTCTTGATATTTTCAACTACCTGATTAAGTGCTTTCTGAGGAGATATAAGAACCAAGTCGATATCGATTTGAGAAACTTCCTGATTGATTATAATTTCTAACTGGCGTTCCAGTTCCTCAATAGTGTCTATATGTTTATTGATTATTCTGTCCATGGAATAAATTATTCAAAGATCCCCAGAGCGCCACTATAAAAATTAAAGGTATAGCCAAGCCTAAAATTATATTCAGCTTCAACTCTTCCTTTTTATACTTTCTCCAAGTCCACATCTATCTTCTCGGTTTTCTTTTCCTTCCACTGCAAGGCATTAGGCCCTTCCTATTCTTATTTCGGATTGACTTTTCTGTTTCTCTGACTCATCTATTTCTCCGCTTTCATCCTCGTCATAGTCAAGATGCATATTGCTGAATGCCGTTTCGAATTTCTTCCAGTATATTTCAGCAATCCTTGACCACTTATCGTCTGCCTCATCCATCAGATCCAGGGCAATCAAATGAAGTGTAAAATATAACAAAGGTTTTTCTATCTGTGAACTCTCAAGGATTAATTCATGACGTTTACCCTTATCATAAAGCATTGTGCAAATTGCATCAAAAGCGGATTGAATCTTTTTAGTGAAAGACTTAACCACAATATACATACTGGTAGTATCAGGATTAGTTGCCCAATTCGGAGTTACTGTAAATACTCCGGTTGATTGAGTGAACCCGGTAATATCTCTTTTTTGCCCTATGCCAGTCCCGGCAATAATTTCTATAGTTCCGCCCTTCCAGAAATTATCCGCTTCCCTGCGCTTCGTATCCGTCAACGAACCAGCTGCTCCGGCAGTGGCTAAATCTGAGGCCTGATAATTAGCTTTCCTTAAAGATTCTAATTCATTGTATAAATCCTCATCTGTAATACAAATGGCAAGCTTAGAAAGAACCACATCAAAAAGCTGAGTCTGATAATAATGAACCGCGCTGATTATATAATCCCAGACAGCTTTATAATTCAGGTCTTCGGTAGCAGTATGAGTAGTCGTAAGAGCATAAGTCATTTCTCCAGTTGTAGAATCTACAGTTACCGCCGCAGCTGCCTGTAAAACACTGCCGTCCGGTTTATATAAAGTTACAGTCCCTGAAGTAGGAATCTGAGGCCGGTTATTGTCATATATAGTAATCCGGATTGTGTCCACTACGCCTTTAAGGAATTGCTGTTTCAATTTGCACCTCGCTATTGTTTGATATAATTAATCCTTAATGTCTCATCCGCATCAGGAGCATTCGTCATTGTGAACGTCTGTGAAGTTGTTTCGGTATAATCCACATCCTTCGTCTGCATGATTCCATCCAAGAAAACTTCCAGTAATCCTGAAACATACGATTCACTATCTGGAAGAGTGAAAACTGTTTGGACTCCATTCGTTGCCGGAGTAGGTGTTTTATGATAACGGAATCTTGTCATGTCCATATTAGACCCTATTGCAGAATTCACCACACGTTGATAAAAATCTGTATCTGCTATATTCACCGGGTCTTCGTGTACTACAGCTCTGCTTGAGGCAATAGAACGAGCTACTTTCTTTACTGTTGCAGACCTCACAATTATCATTCTCGATGCAGTCTTTTAATAGTGTATTCATTGATTGTTCCTTTGCCTTCCATGCATCTCTTATCGCAATGAATACAGAGAAAACTCAAAGGATCATATATTCTCTCTATAGCTTCGCTGGCTGAGATTAAAGGATTCAAAACCTGCCCGGTCTTTCTCAATTCATAAAGTTTTTTCCAATCCAGTTTCTTATTCCCCCACTTATCCCGCGCAATGCGTGTCTTCCTGATACGCATCCGAACCCCTTTAACCTCTACTACATCATGACAATCCTTAAGAAGAGGAACAGGCTCTCTAAGATATACATCTACCTTAGGAGAAATAAGCCAATGGCCAGGACACCTTATCATCCTTTTATAATAAGGTGTCTGGCCTGTTTTGGATTGTATTTCACCGACGATTATTGGCATATTTTATCTAGCTTCTGACAAAGGCTTAATCTCGTGCGCCTTCAATATATGATTAATGGCCTCTACCGTAGTCCCGGACATCTTGGCGATTTCTCTTGCAAGTTTCTCAATCTGTCCAGATTTTCTAGATTTATCTTTTACTGCTCGCCTATCCGCTTCACTTTTTTCCCAGGCTTTATATTCATCCGTCTTTTTATAATCTTCGATGTCTTTCTGGGTAGGTTGATCTGAAGTTAAGATAATCCCCAAGTCAGCAAAACGATATAACGTCTGGATAGCGTTGTCCGGATGCATCGGGCCTATGCGCTTTCCAAGTTTATTCCACAATGAAATGTTCTTGTGATCTGTTATTTCCTTCACCAGGATAGAGCTTACGGAAGGTTTACTTTTAGCCTTTATCTTTCTTATCTCCGACGTTAAATCATCAACAGGCTTTGGATGCCTGGCATTCTCCGCTAAAAGCTTATTGGCGTCCTCTAATTGCTTCCTGAGAATTATATTCTCTTGCTCTATTACTTCCGGGTTTCTTTTAGTTTCTTTTTCCTTTGCCATCTCATTTCTCCTTTTTCCTGTATTACAAGCAGGGGAAGAATTGTTTACTCCCCCTGCCCAGTTTTCCTCTTTCTCAAGAGTTAGGCTGCGTAGAAACTCATCCCGTTTCCATGCTTATTACGCAGAATTGCTTCACCTCTAATTTCAGAACCCACGATGTCGTCCCCGACATTCGGTGCGTCTCTTTGAATCTCTACCTGGAATGCTCTCTTCGTAACGTTCTTGATTGCCTGACGAGAGAATGCCGCACCAGTGCCGTTATCGGTAGTCATTGCAATATTAGCGTCGGCCCAGAGATTGAAGCCTAATGCCATACCTGCAAAACCGTAACGCGCAAAATCTTCTCCTACCGTTCCTGGCCCCATTGTTTGAATTGCATCCGAAGAGTTGTCAAACAAGCTGATAATCCCCACTGAAGACCATATCTGCTTAGGTGCCATAACAAGATGATACGGTAGTGGTGCGAAGTAAGTTCTTAACGAACCATACGCATCATAAAGATCCGCTGGAGCAATTGCTAAAGTTGAAGATGCGCCCGCACTGCCTTGTTCTGTTCCGAAAGAAGTAAACAATGTAACCAAATCAAGGTCTTTACGGACAACCAAACACTGGCCGATCAACTGCCCGGCAATTGCAGCGATATCACTTACAGAACCCAAAGCCGCGATATCCTTTAACGCAACATACGCTGAGTGAGTCCCTACCGTAGCTGCGCTGGGAGAAGTTTCATCGCTGGTTGTAGAATCTACGGCCTGCGCTGTCGGGTCATCGGTAACTTCCGCGGACAATCTTTTAACGAATGGTGTCTGATGCACTACGCCCGGACCCGGGAATGGAACTTCGGTAACCAAAGGCTGAACTACATTGCCCTCGTCCAATTCCAGCAAAGCTGCCGCCACTATAGTCGGAACACACTCCTCTATAGTTGAAACAGTAGTGTCAACTCCTAACCTTTTTGCGAATGAACATAACCAAAGAAGTAACCCTAAAAACCGCATAATTTTTTTCTCCTTTCCTAAAGCCTCGTTCCCTGAGCTGCTAACGTGGCTCGGATTTTAATTTTCAGTTCGTTTATTTTCTTTGTATCCCTCTTTTCTAAAGCCTGCAGCATTTCCGCGTTGAGAGTATTGAGGTCTTCTCCCCCCGTGCCTGCTCCTCCTCCGCCACCTGCTCCTGGAGGAGTCCCCCCGCCACCCGGCTTAGTTGCTTTTACCAGATGCGGTCTCTTTGTTAAAAATTTCTTAACTCCCTCTTCTACAGAGTCCATAACTTCCAACCCATTCGCGTCTGTTCCCTTTATGCGAATGTTTCCGTCTTTGTCGAATATTGCCTGGCTTTTTATAAGCGCCATAGTTTCTTCGGCATAGGCGTTCTGTTTTACTATCTCATTCATCAAACCATGACTAATCTTCATGTCCTGGATCTCTAAATCTTTTTTAGAAACTATCCCCTGGTATTCCTGCTCTTTCTTCGTCCAGCCTTCCTTCAATTTCTCGTATTCCTTTTTAGCTTCGAGTTCTTTCTGTGTTGCAGCTTCAAGATTCTTTTCATGTTCCGTCTTAAATTGTTTCAAAGAATCATAATCAGCAAATTTTGCCTTCTCCCTGGCAAGACGATCCTGCACGATAGCGTCTACTTTCTCCTGGGTAAAAGCTCCTTTTAGCATCTCATCGACTTCAGCCTTCGTATATGTCTCCTTAGTCGCCGGAGTTTCCCCCCGGTTATTCAGATGCATCAAGCCAAATAAGAAACTATGTAATACCGCTCCTGCTATTCCCAATATCCACCACATGTTACCCTCCTTATTTACCGCCAGAGTTGGCGTTATTCATCGCGGCCATTTTTAATAACGATGGAATTCTGTCCAAAAGGCGTCCGCTTTCGCCTTTGCCCATCGCATCTTCCTGTGCTTCCATTCCTTCAATCAATTTATCTATATCGGTTTTATTCATCCGAGGGAATTTCTTTTTGATAATTGCGGCCTTAACTTCTTTATTAAATTCCGTTCCCATATTAAGGCGCATTTCTTTTTCACATTCATCCAGGTCTTCTTTTAAAGATTGAATAGAGAATTCGTGTGGGTATTGAACCGAGCCTTTAAACTCTGCCCTGTTCCATCTTGCAAACATCTGCCAAAGTTTAGTTTCTCCATCCTCCAAATTCCCTGCTTTCTTTGATAAGGCAGAATTGGTCTGGTTAAAATCCCAAGCCTTTGATATGCCTGACTGCATCACAGCGGATTGCTCCGGAGCCTGAACTGATCCTCCCTCAAGTTTTGCAAGTTGGAATATCTTTGATACCTGGCGATCTATATGCCTGAAATAAACCTCGGCATTACCGGTAGGAGGAGAAATATATTGCGGCGCATTCCTATCTGGAGGATAAAGCAAGCCCTTCGAAGTTCCTACAGATAATTCATCATATTCGGAAGAGGAACCCTGGAGAGCAAGAAAGGCAAATGTTTGATCGCGTAATATTTGTTTTAATTCGGAACAGGAATTGTAAATATCCCTGGCAATGAAAGCTATATCCGCAATTGCGGAAATACCTAAAAAGTTTCTGATCTTCTTTGATTGCTTATCGAATACACAGATAACAGGAACAATTCCCAAATCATGAACTCCTCTTCCTATTTCTTTATATTCCGCATCGTAAAGAATCCATTCCTTTCTTGTCCAGAGACGGTAATTTACAGACTCAATTCTTTCCTTGTCAAAATTAAAAGGATCTAAATTTGAGTCCGTAGATTCCCGGACAAGAACCCAATAAGGCATTCCGAATTTATCTAAAGCCCAGTTAATGATATTCTGGGGATGATGTAGAGAAAAATAAGGATAGAGATTATTATCGATTAAATCTTTCTTAGTTTTAATGTCTCCTTTATATTCAGGGGAATCAACAACTACATAAATATGGCCGTAAACTTGAGCCAGGTCTGCCATCTCTTTCCTGAATTCTTCTATAGAACTCCCTTTATTATCTATATTCTCGGAGCGTTGCTCGACCTCTTCCTCTATTGTATCTAAATCCAAATTAATAGGCTGTTTGAATAAGTGATCGGTATAAATATCAATAATGGGATTACAAAAATTATAATAGTAAGACATCTTTAATCGATCGTTATAATCTACGTCTCTTTCCTTAGGATGCATAAAAAGGTTGCCAGAAATATTTGTTTTAATTTCCCGGCTTCCGGCCCAAAGCTTAAATGCCCTCGTTACATAATTAAGTAATCCTCTGCTGGCAGATCCGGTCCCTGTAATAAACGCATTACAATAATCCACTCCGCCTTCATAACTCATTAAAAGAAAATTCCAGTAATCCTGGTAATTCAGAAATACCCGATGCGGATGATCGATTAATTCTTTTATGCCATTCATATTTTTCCTCTCATATTATTGGCTAATTGCAGGCTTAAAAATTTAGAAGGATATTCTGTATTATTACGATTTAGTTTTTCAAGCAGAGTTATAAAAGAATCTGGGTCTTTTGTTCTATTGATTGCTTCCGCATCAGCTCTCATCTCAAATTTTCTTTGAAAATAATTTATAACTGGAGGAAATAAAAAGAACAGTATCCGGATTAAGAATATCTTTAAATTATCCTTATGCTGCCAATGGCTGATTTCGTGTGCCAATATAATTCTGCGTTCTCCCGGAGTTACCTTCTTCAATAAATCTTTGCTAATATATATTGTGTCTCCTTTTATTGTAGCCCCCATCAAATCTTTAATCCCGTTATCAGCCCCCTATTAAGGCTGAATTCTGATTCTATAAAATATCCTGCTGCATCAGAAGGATGCGTAAGCTTAAAATCCTTTGCCTTATCTATCTGAGTACTGCCTTCTTTATAAGAAACTTGTTCAAAATCACGTATGAGATTCTTGCATTTATCGGGATTAACAAATACCCTGCGCTGTTGTTTGCTGTTGCAAATCATCCCATTAACAGAATTGATGCGGTCTCTTTCGGCTGGGTTCTTCGTGGGAATATTGGTAGAAATCCCATAAGCAGACAGTTCACTTTCTATAATTTTCCAGTTGGTGATATTGCTATCTGTATGCCTTGCCCTGCCGGTAGCGTCTCCATATAACTTTAATCCTGCCCTATGATTGGGGAACCTTGTCTTAAATTCATGGCAGCATTCTATGGTATTTGAATTGGACAAATAAATCTCATCTATGAAATAAACCTCTTTTAATTTTGTCTGCTGGTTTATCCCTATTTGCGCCACAATCCAGGCCATGGGATCTACGTTAAAATCGCAACAAAGGCATAATGGAATGTCGGGATTATATTGTGCTGCCTTAAAAGCCAGGTCTCCGGCATTTTTCTCCCTGTTGAATGTATAATAAACTGCTCCTTCAAAAATGACGAATTGCCCTAAGAGTTCCTGCTGCATATATTTTTCGTCATACAAACTTGCTAATTCATCAATGGCTAATTTATCAAGATAGGTATTTTCATAAGTAGAAAAATGAACATAGCCATACTGTGGTTTTCGATTAGCAACAAAAATATCATGAATATCATCATAACTATTAGGACTTGTAGTTATTAAACCTTTCCCGCCTGTAGATAAAATGCGACCTAAAAGAACTTTCCAGAGTTTACCAAAATTCTTGCATTCCCGTCCTTCGTCAACCCAGAAACCAGTTGCAGTAACGTTCCTAATCCTGTCAGGTTCTTCTGCAGAAAATCCATATACTAATTTTCCGTTTTTAAGAATAATAATTTTTTTTGAATTATTGTTAGTAAGGATAAGCGGTTCCATCGCTATGGAGAATTCTGACCAAGTAGTTCTGTCAAGCATATTGTAAGTCGGAGCGATAATGCAATAAGCAGCCGGAGGCCCAAACGGAGAATTCCATGCTTGGATTCCCGCCTCACGCGCTCCATAATGTGTCTTTCCTCCCCTGATGCCGCAAATTACAGCTAAAAATCTATATAATTTTTCCATTGCATAGTGTGCTACACGCTGACCCATGTGCGGTTTATAATTAGATAATGCAAGGTTGGTTGTCAATTTAAAAACTCCTTAATCCTACTTTGAGGGATTTCTTCTTTTTCAGGCATAAGTTGGAGTTTCCCTTTGAATAAACCATTAGTATCTATCTCTAACTTATCTTGCCAGCCAAAATTCTTTAAAGCAAATATAGCCCCTGTCGGAGTTCCTGTTTGTAATTGCTCCTCATATTCGCGTTCAATCATCATCCGAGCCTTTTTTATGGTGTAAGAAAAATCCGGCTTATTTTCATAATCATAAAAACTTTGCCTACTGTCAAAACCAAGATAAAGGCATAACCCTGTAATTGTAGGCACCTTGATAGTAGTTTCACTTCGGTTATTAGATGGCCCTATTAAAATAGTTTTATACCTAACGCCTTTATCAAAATATTCTTCTATCTTTGCTTGTAACTCCTGCGGCGTTTGGTATATTGGCGGCTTTCCTACCCTTGCTTCTGCTTTCTTCATTCTGCTTAATCCTTATTTCCAATAAAATAGGCAGGTGATTATTTAAATCCCTGCCCATAAGTTCAAGTTTAGCAATTTCAAGACTATTTTTTGCTGAACATTCAAAAGTGATATGTTTTCCGCCTTCTTTATCAAGATAACTTTTCTCAAGATATCCTTTGACTTTAAGTTCAGTTTTAGGCATAAAAAAAGCCGACCCCGCCTATATAGGAGTCGGCTCAAAAAAGGAGTGATCAGCTCCTTAACTTATAATTATAAAAAAATGTCGGAAGCCGTGTTATGTCCCGCTCATAGTAAATTTAATTGTCAATTAAAGTATATTGATAATTATAGGTTTGTCAAGGGCGGCCAAATGGAGTTTTTAAAAGAGTTTTTTCTATGATAGATTGCACATGCAATATCTTGGCATTTGCTGACTCAACTTTCCAAAGCTGAGCCTTTAAAAATATTGCCTCTTCTTGGGTAATGTAAGATTTTTTATTTAATAGCTTTAGCAACCTAAGCCGAGGAATGATTAATTCTATTTTCCCGAAGTCGCAAAGGCGCGGCTCTTTGTATGATCGCATTGGTTCTTTCTAAAAAAAATACATTTTAAGCAATATCTTTTATAATCAACCTTGCTTTGGGAAATCTTACAGAATATTTTTAAAATCTTTCTCATAAGGTGTTTTTATTTTAATTCCGTTATTTAAAGGAGAATCAACCGGAGCGTAATTCGAGCCTCTTAAACAATCCTTGCATTTTATATCCTTATTCGCACAGGCCTTAACACAAATATGGACAAGATAATTCCCCCGGGTTTTATATCCCATTCTTCCACATTTCCTGTATAAAGTTCTTTCTTCTTTCCGGATTATTAATAAAATCTCTCCAGAATCTTCTGCGTTCATGCCTTGAAATATTCTTCCGGGTAAAGGCCCGGTCTATTGCATCAATCATTTGCCCCAGGAGGATGAGGCGCTTTCGGGCCTTGCGAAGAGCAAAATATCTTTTAATACGCCTAAGAAGCATGAAATCTCCTCAAATTATTAGGAATGAATTTCTCCGCTAATTTCAATTTAATCCTTTGCCTAAAATCTGCAATTAATTCCTGCATGTTCTTTCTATCGGCCAGGATCATGAATCTTTCGGATGTCTTTAAAAATTCGCTTGCCGCATTCATATCCCCCAACTCAAAGCTCGCTACGGCCAGGCCAAACCAGAGCTGGCAATCTTCCGGAAGATGCTTAAGGCCATAGCTTGCTTCAGCCCAGGCCATGATACAATTCCCTTTACTGAGCATGTGCTCATATCGATAATACCAAACGCGCGGATTATCCGGGAAAATCTGGCTATCCAATTCCATAGATGTAATATTATCTTTAACATAATTCTTCCGGACTCTTAACATCCTATCTAAATAATATAAGAACAGAGCACCGAGAATAGCCCATTTAAGTTCTAAAGGGAATTTACAGATTAAGCTTACCAAAGCAATTTGAAATCCTATTAAAGCAAGATAAGCATACCGAGGCGCGGTGAATTGCTGAACAGTTATGAAATTTAGAAAAGGTAAAATTGAAGTAACGAAAAGCACGATTCCCATACCAATAAAATTAGACCTATTAAACCACCAGATTATGATCATTAAAAGTATAGAGAATATTCCTCCCCAGAAATGCCGGTTTAAGGAATACCAATATTTGCTTTCTTTTTCTGAAGATCCTAAAGTCACAAGAAAAGAATTATAAAATCCATTCTTGATAGGCAATAAGCAGACAAGAGAATAATATCCAAATGTTTTTACTACTATTATTAACTTTTTCCATTCAAACCTATGCAGATTTAAATCCTGGGGAAGCGGAGTTACAAAAGCGCCATCTCCATATATCTTCCCTGATACATTCTTTTTGATATCTTTATAACTTAATAAGATCAATAAAGGAAATGCTAAAATTAAATACCAATGCCTGGTGAATAAAAATACAAAGGGAGTAAAAAGAAGCGTTGCGCTGGAAAAACTTCCAAAGAGATATAATAAAGAGAAGAAAGGTGTAAAGGCTAGAATCATCAAGAATATTAAAGCATTGAAGCCATAGGCTTTTCCGCTCATCCAAACAGGGATCTGTATAGCTTCTGGATGAATTGAAAAAAGAATAGCTGCAATTAAAGAAGCCTCAGACATTCCGAAAGCATAATAAACATAAATGGCCACAATGGTATGAAGTAAAATACTCAATCTTTTCTCATGCTTAACGTTGTATGGAGTTAATTTTAATGCGGTTGCATCATCATTTATTAATCCATATTTAAGGGCTGGGAGATAAATAAGATTTATTAACAAGATTAAAAGCATCATTCTTTACTCCCTCCTATTTTGGGAAATACTTCCTTGCATTTTTAAATTCTTTTAAGTAATTAGTAATCTGTTCTTCTATTCTGTTCTTTTCTATGGTAATTCTTTCTATCTCTTTCGTTTGTTCCTTTAGTTGCTCATATCGACTAATCTGTATTTCTATTGTAGTCTTCGGCGGCATGGGCGGAGTAATTAAATTCTTTTTTACTTTATATCCAAACCAGAATATAGGCAGGAGACCCATAAGGAACACGATTACGAATAGATCTATCAAATTTATTCGATTACCGAACATCATTCCTCTGTCATTAATAAACCAACTCATTTTTTCCTTCCCCAGAATTTTCTTATTAACCAATAAACAATGAGTATATCTCCCCAGAAATGCAAGATTATCCAAATTGCTCCTATGCGATGAATTCCTCCATGTCTGAAATTGTTATCAACGAATCCTAAAATATGTAACCAATAAAATTTAATTATTTCCATTTGTTCCCCACCTCCTCATCCCAGATAATATCTTGATCTATATATCGCACCAAAGGACACCACTGATTTATGTAAAATAAATATACTATATTAATAATAATCCCGATAAGACAAGCGAAGAATAATTGAATAATTAATTTTTTCATCAATAAGTTACAGGTTATTAATATTTCTTTAAAAATCAGATTGTAAAATCTGATTATCTTTAAAGAAATTTTCTTTAATATATTTCTTTAAATCTTTCTTTAAATCTTTCTTTAATTTTAATTTAAATATATATTTAAATATTACATTATTTTAAGAACAAATTCCCGAAAGTTGTCGGAATTACTTAATATTTCATCATTAGTAAATCTTACTAACCCTGTGCATATCTTGTGAATAACCGACTCTCTCCACTTATTATAAGATTGCCAAGTTTTTAATCTACCTATATGGGAACCTCCATCTATTTCAATCGCCAATTTTTTATTTGGCAAATAAAAATCTATAAGAATAAAAGAAGTTCGGGTATAAATGGGATATTGAGGAACATACTTAACCCCTTTACTATCAAAAATATCTTTCACTTTCTGTTCAGCTTGTGTCATTTTCTTAATGTTATTATTTCGTATTTTATAACATCGCGATTTTACCTTCTGTTCAACGGGTTTATTTTTTATAGATTTTCCACGATTCATAATCTTTATTTAAAGCTACATTAAATTTAAAACTATCTCTGGGTTTGTAAAATATTATATTCTGATCTGCTAATTCAAAAAGAATTGTTTTAATATATTCTTCCGTAAGATTTAAAGATGTAACAAAAGATTTATAATTACTTGTGGTTTCCTTTCTTTGATAACCATAGGTAATGCGAATAATTAACAAAACAGTTCTTAGCCAAGATGGATTAGTTATATATTTAATGATTACCCATAAGAGTTCATTGGCAATGCGTGTATGTCCGTTTTCAAGCTGTGGGTTGGCCATATTTATGAATCCTTGTCTCTTTTATAGTATTCTTTCATTCTCTTTTGTCCTCTAGGGCCGGTAGCCCTTTAGCTTCTAGCTTCTCAAATAAAGTCTGGCCGCCAATTGATACTTGAATATAGGGCATGAAAACTTCCTGGATTTTAACCATATCGGTTTCTACTAAGGCCATTTGAGCTTCTACCCATCGCAAAATCTGACGCCAGGCTATACGTTTTGCCTGTTTTTTTATTTCATCAGTATTCCTTAGGCGCTTCCGGCGCAACATTAATGTTCTATCAATAGATTCCCACCGGCAGGGTAATTTAAAAGGCAGATATTTTTCATTAAGTTTTACCTTAAAGGTAAGTGCAACGACCTCACCTTTATCATATTCAGTCATTACTGCGCCGGCTCCATATTGGCCTAAAACTTTTTGAATCTGTGCGACTGTTTGCTCGGGTTCAATTTTGGTTGTTTCCATAAAAAGAGTTTTCATCTATCACCTCACTTCGCATAAAAATTTTGATTCCAGTTGCCCATTTGAAAGTTCATTGAATTCCTGGCTCACCTCTTCCACAATCTGTCTGCCGAAAGCTTTCTCCAGGGCCCGGGCAGTCTCCAAGGTATGCAGGGCCCTGCGATAAATTGTTCTAAGGCAGGATTTCTTTTCATCAACTGTAATCGGCATAAATATACCTTTGGCGCAAGAAGCAATAGGCTTACCCTCTTTTCTAAGCAACTCTACCGCTTCGGCTATATGCCGCCAAGATACCTGCTCAAGTGATATCCGATTGCCTAATTCATCAAGTTTAATTGCCCGGTCGCGGCCCTGGCAATAATTCTCTAAGTAATGATAGATTGTATTTTTTAGATCTTCCATAAGCCTAAATTCTTGATTAAACGATAATTAGCTGCGTGTTTAAAGTGGCCTAAATAAGAAGCAATAGAATCCTTCAGTTGCTGCGGATAATTCTTTAATTCTTTTATTTTTGCCTTGAGATTGTTTATAACTCTGCGTCTTACCAGGATATAGTTATGCCGAATTATATAACCTAAGAAATCGATGCCATTTGACACTGGTTGCAGTTTCTGGCGCCTTGGATGCAACTGCAGATTTAATCTCTCACTTAAGAAATTCTTAATCTCTTTTTTCCAATGCAATAACTCTTCTTTATCTCTGCTTAATAGCGCAAAATCATCCACATAACGTATATAGTATTTAACTTTTAACTGATGCTTTATAAATTGATCTAATTCGTTAAGGAAAAGATTAGCAAAAAATTGACTAGTTAGATTTCCAATAGGTAAGCCGCGCAGATTATCTTTATTGAAAAGACTTTTGTTGACTGGGATTTCTGATAAAAGCTGTTTAGGGCCTCTGCGGACATAAGAAGTTGAACAATCCCAAAAGAGAATTACCCGGGTAAGCCATAATATTTCAGGATCACTTACTTTAGCTTTAATTAAATTAAAAAGAATATTCTTATTTATGCTAACAAAAAAATCTTTTATATCTAATTGAAGATAGTAGGATCTAACATGGCCGTTTTTAGTAATCTTCCGTAAGAAACTTTGTAACCGAATAACCGCTTTATGCGTACCTTTTTGGTCCCGATTCGCATAGGAATCATATATAAAAATTGGTTCCCAAATCTTCTCAAGTTCATTCACTAAAATATGGTGCACTACGCGATCCCGAAAATCAGCAGCGAATATCTCTCTTAACTTAGGTTTACGGGCGGCAAAAAGAATAGAACGCGAGGGCTGGTATTTATAGTCTTTAAGTTCATGTTCTAACTTAAGGATATTCTCTTCGGCATTTATCTCAAAGCGCAGTGCATTATAAGTATTACGTTTCTTGCGCCGGCAATCAAGATAACATCGATATATATTTTGAAATGAGAATATGCTTTCTTTTGAGCCGCTGGCTGGAGCGGACCGGACGGACATAATTGTTGTTGTCCTTATTGTCATTGTTCACGTTGCCATTGTTGAAGTTCACGTACCAAGCGTTGTCTGAGTTCCAGGCAACTTTTGCCTACACACTTAATGCTTTCTCAAGCCTTCAGAGACAGATTCTATTAGATACCGCCTCTTGTATTCTTATACCTTTTCAGGTGGCGCAGGCGCCCAGTGGCCTCTTAATCGCACGCTCAATCAAGATTTAGGTCTTGACTGATTCTGGCACCTTTTAACCAACCCTCGCATTGTTTTGCTACTTCGATAGTCTTACGAGTAGCGAATTCAAAACTCTTTGCTGAATGAAATGCCCCTATCTCTTTACACAAGTGAATTGTTATTTTTAATTCTTCAAGTAAACTAATCGCTATTTTAAGCTTTACCTGTCTTTCTACTTTATTATTTGCCCGGGCAACATAAATGAGTATCTTGCGCGATAGATTGCAAAGGTCAGCACCGATACAATATTTGTGATGCCTATCGAAATGCCGGACAATGCTTTCAAAATACACGGCTAAATCTAAAGCCTTTTTGTAGACCGGTAAATTTTCGTAGTAATTACTCATCTTGATTACCTCGCTTGAAAATTATCAAACCACCAATCACTGGCTGGAGCGGACCGGACGGACATAATGGCTGCCGTCCCCACTGCCATGGTACACGTAGCCATAGCTGAAGTACACGCACCAAGCGTTGCCTGAGCCCCAGGCGCAGGGAGTTGAGGTCCAATACCACGAGCACTTAGTATCCGGGAAAAATTTTGCATCTATCGCAGGATCGCTACCTGCACCCCGGGTATAATCCACCAACTCGCGCAATTCCTCAACAGTAGGTAAACGCCAGTCTTTATGGCCAGCAAATTCAAGCTCCTTGCAGATGTCAATTGCTTCCTGCCACTTAATTTCCTTTTTGAATTTATCAGGTAAATCGGTATGAGGATTTTTGACCCAGGTTAGGCCTGTAGATTTATCTGTAATAGTGCCATCGCCGTTATCGATAAATCGTTTAATCTGGTTGCTATCCGCTAATTTGTCAAATGCCTTTTCAAGTTTGGTTAATCCATCGTTGATTTCCTTAAAAGCCTGTTTAACTTCTTCCATCTTTTCTCCTTTCATTTATTAGCCTGCCCTGTAACAATCTTTTGACTTTAAAAAAGGAGGTCGGGCCGCTAGTGCCCTGGAAAGTTGTCCTTGGGGCAAGCATATTAATTATTCTCTCCTGCTTTTAACAATGAAACCATTTCGGCAAGATATCTCTTCTCATTGTTATCAAGAATAACCTTTACATCCTCAAAAACTACCAAATCACCGATCTTGATATTCTCTGCAACATTGCCGTATTTATAAACCGTCATCCAGTCATTATTATCTTCAGAAGAAATAATATAACTGGTGATATCTTTCTTAGTCTTCTTATCCTTTAAAAGGATAACCTGATGTTTAGCATCGGAAAGTATCCCCTGCACATCAAAAATATCGTCTTTGTTTTTCTGAACAGCCTGGTCAATAGTTAAAGGTCCTGGCCGCGAAGTAATTTGTTCTTCTTTTTCTCCTGCCAGATGAGCATCAAATGTAGATTTAACTTTTTCAACTGTGGAAGTTTCTTTATTATTTCCATTTTCTTGTTCAGAATAAAGCAATGGATCTTTGCTTTCATCTGGCGCCGGAAGAGCTGTAAGCATTGATTTCTCCGGAGCTATTAAGGCGGCCTTCTGTAATTGCGCTATATTGACATTCTCGAGGTCAATCTGCATGATATAGTGTGTTGAAGGCTTGCCTTCATATTGAATCTTTTGAGGAATTCTTCGCAAAGTAATCGGAATCATAGCAAACCTACCACAAAGGCCTTTTAACCAATCCAAGGCAGAATTGAGATTGACAATCGAATTCCAGGAACCAGTATTTATTTGCCATACGCCTATACCGGACAATTCAGGAAGTAAGATTTGTAATGCGCCAAGCCTATGGCAAGATTTGTCTTTTTGATAGATACATTCAGGACCTAAGCATTTGACTTTAGTAAGGCCCATTTCGTCTTTACCGATAATTTCAAGGCCTTCGGCAAATTCTGGGAGCGCACAAACAGCGGTTTCTCCGTCACCCTTACATTTTAACAAGGTACCGGATCCATATCGTTTAAACCATTGGGCAAAAAATATCTCCTGATCTGTCGGAGGAAACATAATTCTTATAGCAGTAGGTTTTTCACCATAGAGTTCCTTAAATTGCTTAATAAGCTCCTCATTGCGCTGTTGATCTCCGGTTTCGGGATCCAAGATGAAATAATCAACTTCCGCGGGGTATTCCTTCCTTGATTTTTCTGAAACTTTTTTGATGCCCAACCGGATATGACCGAGCCTAGGGCAACGTCTTACATCACTTATTCCTTTTATCATCTGATTCCTCCTAATTTCAAAAAAACTCCTTAATTATCAAATCACCAATCACTGGCTGGAGCGGACCGGACGGACATAATAGTTGCTGCCCTTACTGCCACTGCTCACGACGCCATAGCTGAAGTACACGCACCAAGCGCTGCCTGAGTACCAGGCACAGGGAGTTGAGGTCCAGTACCAATCATCTGTCTTTATATTTAAGATTTCTACTCCTGCCACTATGGCCGGATTGTATTTTGAACGGTCTATAAGCGTTGACATTTCTTCCGGAGTAGCCTGCCTGTAGCCATCTTTCTTGCATTTACTTTCTGCTTTTTGCCAAGTCATTTTCTCAGAATAAGTTGGGCCCCAATCTATTCCAAGAAGTTTGTCTTTAACCCATCCGTCTGACAGTTTTTCAAAACGGTCTGGAGTATTACGGAATCTTAAGAAATCTGTCTCCTTGGAAGGTCCTCCTACCGCAACTATCTTTAAATTAGGCATTGGTAATCGCACATCAAGAGTATTCCTGATTTGTTTTACTACGCTTAAAACGGTTTCTTTAGGCATCCTTTACCTCCTCTTTTCCGTTTCCGGTTTTCTTTGGTTTTAAAATCTCTGTATATTCATAACTCTTTGCTTTCTCAACCGCCGTAGGATCCACAAGGCCATCTTTTAAGGCCTGTTTTATCATTGTCGACGATGGTTTGCTGATAAGAGCGAATTTTTCCGGTCCTAACCCCTGACGTAATTTTTCAGGATCATAATCTACATTTTGCCGCTGGATCCGCTCAATGGTAAATTTATCATTTGAGACGGTTTTTTCTGTATTGGTCTTAAAATAAATCTCGACAATTGTCTTTGCTGATTCGTATTCTTTTTTGAGGCTTTTAATCTGTTCATCTAAAATGCAGTAGGTACTAATCGCTGACTCAAGGATTTCCTGGGAAGGCGATTCAATTGCAGCATCAATTTTAAATGCCGGCGCCTCGGGTATAGGACAATCGCGCCAACAATGAGAATTATATTTACAATATCCGCATTGCCAAGAATCCCTGGCATACGGCCGATCAGGCTCCTTATCTTCCTTAACAAATTTGGCTACCTCAAGAAAATAGTTTTTAACTTTCTCAAAGATTTTTTCATCGTAGTCAATAGGCCACTGTTTCATCTCGGAAGTATTTTTATTAATAGCAAAGATCACGCCCTTTTTTACTCCGAGATAATGCATATAAATTATCAGTTGACCAAGCCATTCTTCCTTCGGTTCTAACATATCCTCAAAACCGAAATGGCTGATAGATTTAATCTCCACCAATTCCCGGTCTCCTTCGGGCGTGCTTGAAACCATTGCATCGAAACGACCCGTAAGGTTTAATTCCTCTTTCGCTTTATCTGGCAGCCGCGCCTCTTCTGCGCGTAATATTCCAGATCGCCAAAGATAATTCTTAACCAGGTCGTGAAAAGCATCTCCTGCTTTAAAAATCATTAGGGCACGGGCATCCAAGGCTTTCTTCGGAATATCCGGTTTAAATTCATAGAAAAGTTGCCTTTTACATTTGAAAACATCCGAAGCCCAAAAGTGGTCCCGGGGACCATAATTTTTGCTGCGCTTTTCGTTATCTTCTAATACTAATTGTTCGATTGTTTCAGCGAGATTTATCATCAGTTATTCCTTGTTTAGCCAAATCATTTTTATTTTCTGCTTTTTTTCTGATATATTCTTCTAACTTTTGTTTGGCTGATTTTTTAGGCATTATATTCTTTCTTTCTCTGGATTTTTATAATCCGGCAATTCTTCTTTTATAAAATCCTCACAATATCCATTTGTGCCTATATGAATGCCGGTATTGCTGCATTTGTCCTCTTGGTTATATAAGCAATCCTGTTTATCACAATAAATCTGAGTTAAATTAAGAACCATTATAATCCTCTTTGCATAAACAACACTTTCTCATAAGGCATTTCTGGCAAGTTATCTCTGCATCTTTTATGCAGGACTTGACTATGCCCCTATCAATCCTTTCTATATTCCAGTAAGGCGTAAGGCAATCTCTGGGGCGAGTGGTATCTATAATCATTTTCCTCTTGTCAAATTTTTATATTTTCTAATATAATTTATAGTTTCAGCTGGTAATTTTTTTATTTTTCCTTGTTTATATTTAAGATATGTTCCTATACCTGCGTTATAGCAGGCAAGGCGTGCTTCTATGGTATCTTCTAATTTATAATATTTTAATAATTGCGGTATCCTTATATTGATATACCAAATTCCAATATCCTTATTAGCTCGACCGTTACATAACATATTACAGTTATGGCTAATTGGTAAAGGATACCAGCCAGAATTGATTGATTTATAACCGGAATATTTATTGAAATCATCAACAACTGATTTAGAAAGCTGCATTAAACCTATGCAGTTATCTTCGCTGATTGCATAGGTGTTACCTGCGCTTTCTATCTGGATAATTGCGGGAATATCAATTTCTTCCCCGAACGCCGTTAATAATGTCCCTAAAATAATAAATATTATGAATATTCCACAAGCAAATAAAATAATCCATTGCCAGAAATTTTTGGAGGGAAAGAAGCGGGATTTTTTAAGAATAGGATACATTTCTTCAAGCGTTTTTTCTGGTGTCATTTTTTTACCTCCATCATACGCAGGATATCCCTGCGATAAAATCGCGGTTGTGCATTAGGGCTGTGTTTAAGTACTCGCACGCCATAATCTGGCCATTTAAAATAAATCCGGTATCCATGCCATCTGGATATACCTATTAATCGGCAAGCCTGCGCTAAAGTAAGAATTTCATTTTCCTGGATTGCAATTGGCATTTTTATAATCTTTCCAATTCTTCCTGTATTTTTTTAGATTCTTGCCACATAACTTTAACCTTTTCTTTTAATTCCTCACGTGTCATATTACTATCAAAGTCTTCATGCAAAAGTTCATTAAGCATAATTTGAATATCTAAAATAAAACCGATTGCCTGACCTTTTACTGATTTTCTACCAGATCCAGTACCACCCATTTAACACCTCCGGTTAATCTTCTTGTTCAATATCGCGGTCATAATCTATTAATTCCTTTGGGTCAAGCCCAGTTAAATCGCATATTTTGCGAAACATTTGCCAGGAAGGATGTTTGGGTTTTTTTTCATCAAGCCATTGAGAAATTAAAGATTCATCGCATTTTAATTCTTCGGCAAGCTGTCTTTGCGTCCATCCTTTTAACTGCAACCATCCTTTTAATTTTTCAGTTATTTTGAATGCGCCTTTCATTATTTTCTCCTTTATGTCTTTTTGTTATAAATCAAGCTAAAAAAAATGCTTCCCAATGACAATTATGGATTATATAACATTTTGTTATCTTGTCAAGTGTTTTTTTACTCCTTTATAACATATACTTATATAGACCGTCGCTGATATATCATTTTGACAAGTAAAAAAATTTGACTTCTATGTCCTTTTGGTATATAAGAATTGTAAAGTTATATTTTTCTACATAAAGAAAAAAATAGCCTTATAATAAGCCGATGACAATAAGTGAACGTATTAAACAATTACGCGAACAAAAGAATATCCAGCAAAAAAAGTTAGCTTTATTAATTGGAGTTAATCAAGCTACTATTTCCTATTGGGAATCTGGAAGACAAGAACCTAATCCAACTCAACGAAAAAAACTTTGTGAGGTTTTAGGAATTACTGAGGCCGAACTTTTTGGAGAAATAAGATATATTGGAGTTAAAGAATCAAAAATACCTATAGTATCAGGCGTAGGTGCAACCGATGAAAGAGGCAGAAGTTCTTTTGAAGCATACGAACCTCCTTATGATTATATTGATTTCAAGAATTGCAAAGCGATGATAGTACAAAGCGATTCAATGGCTCCAATAGCTTATAAAGGGCAAAAAATTATTTATTGTGAATCGGAATCAGTCCGCGATGGAGATCTTGTATTCATAAAGCTTAAGAATGGAGATCAATTATTTAAGCGTTATTCTAAAAATCACAAAAATATGATAACTCTTGAAAGTATCAATCCTGTGCAGTATCATAAATCTATACCTATTAAGGAAACAGATATAGAATTTTGTTATAAAGTTATAGGAATAAAATTCTAAGGAGGCATAAAATGGAAAAAGAAATTATTTGTACAGTTTGTGGTTATACCGGTAATCCAATAAAAATAGCTAAAGGTAACATGCTTATTGAAATATTACTTTGGTTATTTTTTATTATACCTGGGCTAATCTATAGCCTATGGCGTTTCTTCTTTAAATACCCTGCTTGCCCAAAATGCAAAAAATATGCAGTAATCTCTTTGGATTCTCCTATGGGGCAAAAATTAAAACGTGAACTGAATGCCTCATCCTGAACAGAAATCAAAATATAAAACATTTCTGGAAATTATTCCTAAGGAAAATAAATTTTCTACCAGAATTATTTGTAATGGACAAGCCCATAAAATTAAACTTAAGAAATATATAATATGGCTTGATATCCTTGAGAAAAAAACCTTGAGAATAAAAGCCGAACAACCGAATGAAGTCCTCTGGGAAGAACTTATGGAATGCGTGCGGCAGATGCATCAAGATTGTGTTTATAAATATTTTGATGATCATGTATATGAAATAGCTAAGAAGATAACGCACCGGGATTTATTTTCATAAATGTCCCATCTTTACCGCCGGCCGCCAAAGACCGGAATCTATTGGCTTGAATATTATATAAATGGTAAACCGCATTTTAAGAGCCTGAGAACCAAAGATCCTGCCACTGCTAAATATCTCCAATCCAAAACAGATCAGGAAATTCATGAAGATAAATATATTATTTATGATTCAAATCCTCTTTGCCTGGATGCTTTAGAAGAATATACTGAAGCGACTAAAAATTATAAAGCACAAAAAACCATATCTAATGATGACGCGCGGATCCGCGCATTTATAGAATGGGCGGGAATTGATAAAATAAAAAAGATTACCGAAACAAAATTGCAAGATTATTTAAATTACCGGATAAATGAAAATAATTTAAGTTTATCCAGTGCGAACCGGATTGCTTCAAGCATTAAAGCCTGGATCAACTTTTGTGTACGCCGCGGATATCTCGCGCAAAATCCTATTAAAACTCTTAAAAAATACCGCATCCCGCAAAATCCGCCAAAGTATCTTTCTGAAGAAGAGATCACTAAACTCCTCTTTGCAGCCAAAAATACCCGGCTTTATGCTGCGATCCTAACAGCACTTTATACCGGTATGCGTCAACGCGAGATTTTCTCCCTGGAATGGCATGATATCGATTTCAAAAAGAATATAATTACGGTGGCCAATAAAAATGATTTCACCACTAAATCCAAGAAATTCCGCTTCATTCCCTTGCATAATGCTTTAAAGACTGTACTTCTGCCGCTTAGAAAACCTCAAGGCCGTTGTTTTGATGCGACTAACCAGAAACATCTTCTGCCCCAAATAATCTCCGCCAGCGGCCTAAAAAGTATCGGTTGGCACCATTTCCGGCATACTTTTGCAAGCCATCTCTATATGAAGACACGCGATATCTATCTCGTTTCTGAACTCCTGGGCCATAGTTCTTTAAGCGTCACCAAGATTTATACCCATTTGGCGCAAGATCATGCTGATAAATCCATAAATCAATTACAGTTTTAA